TTTTTTCTCCTAATGTAAATGGTGAGCAGTATATTATTAAAGGTTTGCCTTCCTCGCCCCATTCAGCGACCTCAATCTTTTTAATACCAAGACTTTCAAACTGTGCCTTCACTCTATCTATTATTTTCATATCTTCCTTTTCTAATTAATTATGATTGTGTTGATAATGATAATGCACCAGTTCCAGTAAATGTCATTTCAGCTTCTACCATTCCATCAAAAGATGCAGATACATTGTAAGCAGTTACAATTGCATTACCTTCATAAAATTTATCACCTGAACTTGCACCTTCAGGAAATACTTTTATTGCTATTTCTGTACCTACTACGATTAAAATTTGTCCTGCGTCAGCTTCATCAAAAAATAATGATGCTGAACCAGAAAAACCTTTAAGTGCAGATTTATATGTTCTTGAACTGTCCCCCATTGAAGTATCTTCAATAGTGTCAGCAGTTTGCTCTAAAGTATAACTTCTAAGTTCGCCTACTGTTGTTGCACCAACTTTAATTAATCCTTCTGAGCCAGTATGTGTTGCCATGTTTGTTTCCTTGTTTGTTTATGTTAAGGTGTGCCAGAAGTGTATTGATACATTACTCGCACCACCATTCTGATACCACCTATTGGGAACAAAACTCCTTCATCAGTAGATACTTCTACTACCTGAGTTTGTTTTGCGTTCCCACCTCTTGTTCTATCAGAATTTAGTGTTGTTTCAATCGTAGTTATTAACTCATTTCTTTTTGTGTCAATATTTGATGGTGTTCCTTTAACATAACCAACGATTACATAATCTGCTATTGCTTCTCTTAAAGCACTTGTAAAACTTATTGTTTGATCTGATCTTGTTTCATTTCCTGATTGTATAAAACAAGCTGGATATTGTTGTTCAGATAATTCATCAACATTAAAAGGTTCTCTAGTGATTTTTTTTAAAGTAATAGGTGATGATACTGCTGTTAAAACAGAAACTATGTTAGATGCTATATCTTCTCGTTTGCTCATTTAATTGTACTTAGTTTTCTAAATTCTTGCATAAATTTATTTATAATTGGTCTTTGTTCTCTTTCACCAATAGCAAAGAATTTTCTTTTCTTCTGATTGCCTAATGCTTTAGTATTTTGGAATTTATTAGCAAAGTAAATAATAGCATAACTTGGATTTGATCTTTGTGTTATGTTTGAAAGCATTTGACCTGAGAAGTTTAAATCAGGATATTGTGTTTGTCGCCCAGCATTTTGTCTAAATATTTTATAAGCTTCTGTGTAAGGTGGGAATGAATTTCCATCTGCACTCATACCTCTTTGAGTTCTTTGTTTAATTAAACCCATTAAGAATTCAGCAGTTCTTCCTAATGCAGTCTTAACTATTTGAGGTTGTTCTCTTACTTGTTTTTCAAAGTTTTTAGCAACTTGTAATGAATTGTTCTCAACAGTTATCTTCATCTAATTAGTTTAAGTCTATGATAAGGTGCTTTTTCTGCATTAGCGATTGTATTAGAATCATCAGCATCATATTCTACACCATCTCTTAAAATAGATTCCATTTCATCAGCATATAATTGTTGATAGTGTTTCATCATAACTTGGAATCTGTCAGGGTTATCGTTTGAATTAAATTTAGTTAATTGTGGACAAGCATAAAAACCAATTACTTTATAAACACTTGCTCGTTTAAACTGTGCATCAGTTAATAGTGTTGCGTCCATTTCAGTCGTGTTTAGGATTGCTATATCTCTATAAGTTTCTTTTGAATAAACTGGAAACCATCTTATTCGTAAATCTCGTTCTATATCTGCTCTTGCTTGTGCGTGATAATCATTTGGAGAAGTAAAGTTAGCTATTCCAAAAGTTAAAATATCTGGTTGGTAAAATGTTAAATCTGAATCTACTGAAAAATTTGCCATGTTAATCCTTTATAATATATTTTCTTCTTAATTTTCTAGGAGTTACTTTGGCAAATATTTCTGCTTCTGTTCTCTCTAGTTCTTTGTCAAATCCATAATGTGCTGTTGATGTATTTTTAAATCTATCAACTAACACATAACGATAAACATAATCCTTATTCTTAAAATGCAGAATTGTTTTAGGAGTGTCTATCTGTTTCATAATTAATTGGTGGGGCTTTTACACCCCACCTAAGTTTAATTAAAGAGCAGTATCAGTAAGAACTGTTACACCATAAGTGTCTTTTAAAACACCTGTGCCATAAGTTATACTTGCTACTATCTCAGTTGCTCTAAGACTTGCATCTCTTTGAGTTTCAACTTTGAAATCTTCTTTCAATGCTAAACCTAATGATTGTGGGTGAAATACTCCACCATTTGAATCATCAGAACCATCAATAGAAATATTAGCACATTCAAATATGTCTATACCAGCAATTCTGCCAATATATCCATTTCTTAAAGCTTCATTACCAATTTCTGAAATTGATAATCCACCACCAGAACTAGCATAAGCTGGTACTGTTAATGTTTTCTTTAAGTTGAAAGTTGCTTTAGGGTGAAACACTCCATAATAAGGTGCAGGTACATTTGCAGTTCTTAAAATAGCTTGTGCTTTGAAAAGCAAATCAGCAGTTAATTCTGTTCCAGCACCACCTTGATCGTTTGCAGATGCAAAGTCATCAAGTAGTCCTGATAAATCAGTATCAACTTTTTTAGCGATTGCTTCACCGAATAATTTTCCAATGTCAGCACCAACATTACGACTTGCTGAATCTCTAGCTAAATCTGTAAGTGTTGTCATAACACCAACTTCTGAAGCTGTGATAGTAGCTGAAGTAGGGTTTACTGCTGTATTAGATAAATCAGATGCTTCGTTTACTGCCGCAGCACTGATTGTTGGGTACACAGGAACTTCAATAGTTTTACCTGAACCACTTATTGGGTAAGTAGTTACAAGTGGTCTCATAACTGAAGTTTCTTGGAATGTGAATATAGCTTCTTGAGTTATATTCGTAAAGAGTTCCGATAGTGTTGAACTCGTGGTTTCGTTTGCCATAGTTTTTTATAGTTTGTTGTTGTTAGTTATTTTCATTTTAAATATACCTTGTTCTCGTTGTTTCCTCATGTCAGAATAAATTTTTCTGTCATTAGGATTATTCAAGTCAAGATCACCAATATTTATTTGCCTTGGAGTAGCACCACCAATCTGACCCTTGCTACCTGCTCCTGATGGAGTAGATAAAACATGGTGAGGATTGTTTTTTAAATATTCGGCAACTAATTCGTTTACACTCATAGGGTCGCCTTTATCTGAATATCTAGGAGTTCCATCTTCGTTTATAACTTCAACAGAACCTTGATCGTTAAGTCTTACATTTGATCTTAGTAGTTGTTTAACTTCAGCAGGTTTAACTGCTTTCATTCCACTAGCTACATTGACTAAAGTTTCGTCTATACGAATCCTTTTTAATTCAGTCTCCAACGATTGAATTTTTGAATCCTTTTTTGATACTGTTTCCTTCAGAACTTTATCAAACTCGCCACGTTGTTTTGCGATTTCAAGTTCCTTTTCTTTTTTTTCATTAATAAGCTTTTTAGCTTCTTCAATGTCTATTCCATCAAGTTTATTAGAAATAGATTTTTTATATCTGTCTAATCTTCTTTGAACTATTTGTTCTAACTGGTCGGCAGTAAAAACTTTGTTCTCAGTTTCTTGATTTGTTGAAACTTCTGCTCCAGCATTTGTTTGAGTTGCTGTTTTCTCAACCGACTCTTTTTTTACTTGGTCGTTCATTGTTTGTTCTCCTTCTATATGTTTATTATTCTCAATTATCAAGGAAATTGTAAAAATGCAACAGTATGTTGCTAAAATGTTCTATTCTACTGTGTATTCAAAAGTTCCATCTTCATTAACATTACCCCAATCTAAACTAGTTGGTTGCCAATGATGCCTACAATTATATCCACCTCTGTCTAAAAATGGGTCGCTACCAGATTTGCCTTGCCATTCTTGTTGCCATAATTCTCTAGCTTCTTCTTCTGTAAATACTTTGTTTACGTGTTCAACGCAAAAATCTCTACTATCTCTAATGATAGTTCCATAATAAACATAGTGAGTTAATCCTAATTCATCTGCTCTGAACTTTGCAAACTGTCCATCAAAACCCATTAAAGCATCTTGTACTATTTGACTTGAATACACTGCTAGGTTTTCACCAGTTACAGTAGAACCATAAGTTTGTTTTAATTCATCAACTGCTGTTTTAAAATCTTCTGTATTTGTTTTACCAGCAATTCTTTGTGCTTGTACGAAGTCCACAAGTTCTTGTCTTTTTCTGTCATCTGATTGTTGGTATATTCCATTGATCTTACTTCTTAAAGAATCAACTACTTCTGCAAAAGGTTTACCCACTAATGTTGATTGATAAATTTCTTGTGCTAATGTGTTAGTGAACTCAGTAGCTAGATTTTGAAATTGACTAAATGATATTTTCTTTAACTGTTGAATGGTTACTAAATCAGCTTCAGTTATTTGTTTAAACTCATTAGGTATTGGAAGCTTACCATAAGTTGCAACAATCGTTCCTGCAATCTTGTCATAGTCGTTTATGAATGTTTGAACCCTTGCTAAATAAAGTTCTTCTATTGCTTGTTGTAGTTTTGGTCTAATCTCTATTGCAAGTCTTGTATTAAATAATGCACCATCTTGTATAGGAAGTTCTGATACTGCTTGGACAACTCTAGTCTCTAAAGTTCTTAATGTATCATTTAAAAGTCTTTGATGCTGTGCTTCTAAATTATTGACTGCTTTTTCTCTTATGCTTTGAAGTTGCTGTAATAAATCTTGTGCCACATTAAACTGTTGGTAATGTTATAGGTTGTTGTGGGAA